GACGACAGTCCCGTCTTGCGCGACTTCGAAGTTTTTTGCTACCAGGGTCACGAGGTTCCCGACGCCAGCACCGGCGGCACCGCTTTTATTAGCGGACTCGGTCAGTGCGTTTCGGATTGTTGTGTCCCTCGAGTTGCCGAGGGCAGCGTCGCGTTCATCCTTCAGTTTCTGGTTGTCCTCGGTAAGGCTGGCGACGGACCGCTCGAGGTCGTGGAGGCGTGCGGACACCTCCGTATCTTCCCCTTCGCCGGCGCCCTTACCGTTGGCCTTCCCCTTCACGGGGCCGCCAGGCGGTGCAAATTTCTCCAAAGCCTTGTTAACGACCTCGACCACGTCATCACGACTTAGCCCGGACGAGCCCTTCTTCGCGAAGTCAGCTCCGGCGTCCGCGAACCGTTTCTTCAGCGCGTCGGCGTAGTTGTCAAAATCTCCCTGAGTCTTCATGCCGTTTGCCTGCAGGACAAACTTGCCGTCGATCTCTTTGTAGTGGGTAGCGAGCCCTTCTGGGATTTTCGCCTTGTCTGAATAGACAGCTTCTAAGGTCATCGGTTGCTCCTCTCACAGTGAGCGTTATTGACCGGCGGATAGTAACGCCGGAATGTCGCCGGCGCAAAGGCGGCGTCAATTAGCCGCGGGGACGCGGCCGGGGAGCGCCCGGTGGCGGTGGGGCAGGGACGTTAGCCCGCTGGAAGCGGCCGGGGTCCTGATCGTACAGTTCGCGCAGCGTGAAGCTCTTGCCGGAATTGTCCACAAAGCCTTTCAGATCAATCTCTCCGGAGCGGAATAGCCTGCCCCGGGCGGGGCCCAGAATGTCGTCCTGAAACTGCGCGTTCTGCCGGCCAAGCCACTGCGTATAGGTCGTCTCGGCAGGGACCGGGCCTACCAGGCGGGCCACCGCCCGGCGCCGTGCCGGCCCGCGAAGCCCGCGCAAAGCGCGCTCGTTTGCCGCGTTGGCCGGTCGCGAGCCCAGCTTGCGGCCGTTGATCAGGGGCACGCGGATCGAGCGGCAGTTGAAGTGGATGGGCGGTATCGGTCCGATGCCGACGTCGAACACGTCCCCGTCCAGGGACGAGCAGATGGGCGTGGTGCGGCTATCGAGCGTGGCGACATACTGCTCCTTCGGTATGAAGCGGCGGTTGCGCTGATACAGGGCCTGCCGGATAGCGTTTGAAATGGCGCTGGTTGCCGTCTGGGCCAGTGTCTGGGCGCCGCGCCGGGTAATCTCCCGCACGCCGTCGGCCCCACCCAGGGCCCGCGTGCCGAAGATCCGCTTGCCAATCTGGGTCGGCGTCTCGCCGAATACGAGGCCCTGCCTGATCTGGTCCATCATGCGCCGCCGGTCGTTGACCTGATAGGTGGCGAGCCAGTCCCGCAGCAGGCGGCTCTGGAAGGGGCGCGCGAATACGATGCCGCGGATCTCCCGTCCGGTGGGCAGGGCGGCGTCGAACAGCACCGGCACGAGGTCGTTCAGCAGGCCGGCGACAAAGGCGGTCTCGCCGATCGCCAGCCCCAGCAGCTCGCGGCGCACTATCTTGTTTATGTCCTCCCACGTGGGGTCCAGGAGAGCCTTGATCAGGCGGGCGGTCTTGATCATGCGTTTGGTAGTAGCCGGCCCCGGATCCCAGCCGAGCGTGCTGGTTCGCTCCAGGCGGGCCTTCAGCAGCCGGCGTAGCTCGGGCTCCGAGCCGTTCAGCAGCGCCACGATACGGTCCCGCAGGCCCTTGCCGAACCGCAGCAGCTGGACCTGATGCGCGATCAGCTCGTCCCGGATCGCCTCATTGGTGGTGAGGTGGGCCATTGGCTACTCGTCCTCGTCGCCGGCGCCCTCGTCCTCTTCAGCGGCCGCGCCGACCATCGAGGCCATGCGGCGTGCAGCCCGTGGGCCAAACTCGCCTGCCTGTGCCCGGGCGGCCATTGCCGGATCCGCCATCAGCTCGGCATCGCTCATGCCGGCCAGCTCGTCGTCGTTGCCGGAAAGGGTCTCGTTGTCGGCCTCCTCCTCGATCTGCTCCAGCTCCTCCTCGAAGGTGAACTCCGTGAAGTCCTTCGCGCGCAGGTAGTTGTGGACCGATTTCCACGACAGGGGCACGCCGGCGCTCTTGGCCGTGGCGAAGTCGATCAGGTCCTTGACGTTTTGCGTCTCCTCAATGAAGTCCAGATTCGGCTCGACCTTGACGTCGTCCGGGTTGGCCCCGACCCATACGGCGGCCTGCCGCAGCGAGGTCTCCAGGCCGGTGGCTGCCACGCTGGCGATCGTCTGCAGGGTAGCCGTGCGGGCAGCGACGCGGATCCGCATGGTTTCGGCCGCCTCCGCACCAGCGCCCGCCGAGAGTAGCTTGATGCCCTCCTCGCCGGCACGTTTGTAGTCGTCCTCGAGGGAGGTGCGCTGCTCGGGCAGGGCCAGCGAATCGGGGCCGATAAACTTCGCATCGGCATCCGGGTCCGGCAGGTTCAGGTAGGCGCCCGAGCCGATGATGGGCTTGGCGTCGTCGCCTGGATTTTCCGAGGACCCGGACGATATGTCGTAGCCGGTGATGACCAGCGTGTCCTGCCCGGACATGAACAGGGCCGAGCGGTGGTCGGCCTCGCCGCGGTAGATCGCCATCGACAGGTTCGCCAGATTGATCAGCGGTGGCTCGCCCGGGCGGGAGCCCAGGTCGGTGGTGTTGACGAATACAAACGGGATCTCCTCCAGCGTCTTGCCGCGGATAGAAGGCTGGATGGCGTCCTGCATCGCGCCGTCGCGCTCGACCTGACTGGTGTAGACATTCTGGTCGGCGTCACCCAGCGACAGCGCCCGAAAGCGGGGCACGAGGTTCCACGTGAAACGGTCGCCGGTTTCCCGCTCGTAGCGGGTCTCGTCTATCACGGCCAGCAGCAGGCGCCGGCGGGCCTGCGAGCGTTTCGAGTCGTCGATCTGTTTGGGATTCAGCGTCAGGGCTATGTCGTCCCAATTGAGGACCTGCGGCGCCGGGTACTGGATGATCAGGGGCAGGTCGCTATTCGGGTCCACGTCCAGGAGCAGCCCCAGCCGGCCGTAGAGCAGCTGGTTGATATGCATCTGCACCAGCAGGTCGTTCAGGCTCTCGCCCTTCGGCGTGGCGATTTCCCGCATATCCTCCAGCGCGTCGGGCAGCTCGATATTGGCCGCCTCCCGATCGAGGATGCCGGTCAGCGCCCGCACCGTCTCCTTCAGCAGGTCCGGGAAAAACGCCCGGGTCAAATATGCGTTGTAGAGGTCGCCGCCCTCGCCATCCAGCTTGTCTTTGCTGTTGGACAGCGCGCGCATGCCGCTGGTTGCCGGCAGGTACTTCGTGGTCTTTGATTTGATATGGCGCTGGCCCTCGTGGGCGTCGAACAGCGTGACCCAATCGGGGCGCCGGGCAAGGAAGTCCGGGTGCGGGTCGGCGATGCTGGACCCGCCTCCGCCGGCGGCGCGGGGCGTCGTCGTGATACCAGGCTGGAGAGGTGCGGTGGTGCTTTGAAGGATGGCGGACATTAGTGGGCTCCGTAGATAGATCCTGAAGTCGGGCGACGGGGTTGGCGGACGGCTCGGTGGTAAGCCCGCGAGAAAGCATCGACCTGATCTTTGAACGTACTCCCCGGGAAGGCGCAAAGCTCATCCAGGAAGAGCGTGTTCCAAGTCCCTCGGACAATTATTACATTGCCGGCCTCCCACTGCGCTGCAGGGGCGTCGGCGCGGACCGCCTTGTCGCCGCTCTCCGGCGAGTAGAAGGCCCTGTGTCTCGGGAAGTCCGCAGCGATATCTTCGGCCTGCGCCTTTCCGGCTTGTCCGGGGTCCTGCGGGAAGTCGATTATTACGAGCCTCCCGTCCTGATCGCCAATATTTCTCATTGTTGTGCGGACTTTATTGGGCGAGCCGCGGAAACGAACCACGTCTTCAATGTAAATCTTGCGCTTCACGTATCGCAAACGCAAACCGACCGTCCACGCAGCGTGCTTGGCGGTGGGCGATGCCGCGTCGGTGGCAGCCAGGTCCCAGCCGCGGACGATCGTGCCGCCCTTCGGCACCTCGTTGGCCTCGCAGTACTGAGCATGCTCCCGCAGGAACAGGGATCCCGCGCGCGGGTGCGGGCGCTGCTGCAGCTGGCCGGCGACGGCATACGACCCGATCTGCGTCTCCAGGTTCGACAGCCGGGGCTCCGGGAATAGCTCGGGCCACAGCAGCTCGCCCTCCTCCTCGCGGAAGTCCCCGGGTAGCTCGCGGCCGCTCTTGCGGAGGGTGATGGGCACGGATACGTGCGGGTGCTTTTTCTCGTAGCGGGCCGGCAGGCACAGATGCACCAGCTCCGCCTCGTCCGCCAGCATGTGGCCGGCGTAGTCCCGCTCGTGCAGGCGCTGCATCATCACGCAGGCGCCGCCATCGATGGACCGGATACGGGTCGGCAGGGCCATGCGGATGCGGTCCACGGTGCTGTCGCGGACGTCGTCGCTCTCGGCCTGCTCCACGTTGTGCGGGTCGTCGAGGATAACGTAGTCGCCGCCCTCGCCCATGATGCCGGCAACGGAGGTCGAGAAACGGTAGCCGCCGGCGTCGTTGCTGAAGCGGGTTTTCTGGTCCTGATCCTTGCGGATCTGCAGCTTGGTGTCCCGCAGGCTACCGACGACGTTGCCCCACCGCCGCTGATACCACGGAGAGCGAATGAGCAGCCGGGTCTTGTCTGCGTCGCGCAGCGCCAGATCCGCGCGGTACGAGGTGGCCATGAACCGCAGCCCGGTGCGCTCGCGTTTGGTCCAGGCCCAGGCGTTGAGCAGTACCGATACCGACAGGGACTTCATGTGGCCCGGCGGTATGTTCAGCAGCAGCCGCGGGATCTCGCCGGCAATGAACGCCTCCAGATACTCGTCCATGATCTGGATATGCCGGCCGTCGGAAAAGGCCACCGGGTCCAGCCACTTCCATGCCGACCGGGTGAAGGTGTACAGGCTGTTTTCGCAGCGCTCGGCCAGGCTGGCCTCGAGGTGCGTCAGGTTTTCGAGTTTAGGTGCCGTCGCTGCCATGCAGTTTACGCTGCAGGAGGACGAGTGTTTCCAGCTCCGTATCGTCGAGGTTGCCGTAGTCCGGTCCGTCCGGGCTCGGGCTCATGCTGCCGTCCGGGCTGGATAGTTCGATGGCCTTTGTCGGCTTGTACAGCGGGTGCCGGCTCTTCAGGCACAGCTCCAGGAGGCGGTCCGATTTGTGCAGGACGGTATGGAATAGCGTCTCCTTTTCGCCGTCCTTGTGATAATGCGTGTAAGGCTTGTCCTCCTCGATGCCAACCACGGCCCGGCGTATGCCCTCGCTCTCGACCTGATCCATGAACGTCATCTCGGCCTCGTCCCACAGCTCCCTGAACGCCGGATCCCGCTCCCGGAGGTCGTACCAGGAGCGGCGCCCGATCTCGCCGGCGACGGCGGCTTTGGTAACCGAGCCGGTGGACGTCAGCTTGTCGAGAAACAGGCCGCGGCGGCGCTTGGTGATGGACTTTTTACGCGCCATCGTCCTGTGCCCCGTCGACGAAGAGCGTGCGGTATCTCTCCACGATCAGCTGGCAGAAATGCGGGTCTATTTCGATCAGCCGGGCCTGCCGCCCGGTCAGTTCGCAGGCTACCAGGGTCGTGCCGGTGCCGGCAAACGGGTCGAATACCAGCTGCCCGGGGTTGGAGTTGTTGAGGATGGGCCGGCGCATACACTCGACCGGCTTTTGATTCGGGTGCTTATGCTCCAGCCGCTGGATGATGGGGATCTCCCAGATGGTCGACTGCTTGCGGCCGCCCGCCCACTTGCCCGAGCCGCCCTTGCGCACGGCGTAGTAGCAGGGCTCGTGCTGCCAATGGTAGTGGCCCCGGCTCATGGCGAAGCGGTTCTTGCTCCAAATGATCTGCGCTCTAACCTCGAAGCCGGCGCCGATTAGGCCCTCGGCTACCACGTCGCCGTGCAGGCCGCTGTGCCAAACGTATGCCACGTCACCGTGGAATTGGGCGTACACCTCGCGCCAGTCGCAGCGGTCGTCGTTGCGGATGATGTCCCGCTTCGGCTGCTTGTTGTGGGCCGCGCGCCAGTTCGCGTCCAGGCTGACGCCATACGGCGGGTCGGTGACCATGAGCCCGGCCTTCTCCTTGCCCATCAGCTCGAATACCACGGCCCGGTCGGTAGCGTCCCCGCAGATCAGGCGGTGGTTGCCCAGCTCTATGACGTCGCCCGGCTGGATCTCCGTGTCGACGGGCTTGGCCGGGGCGTCGTCCTCGTCGTCGCGCTGGTTCGACTCGCTGATGCGCTCCAGCTCGTGGGTGATGGCGTTGCGGGCCTTCTCGTCGAAGCCGGTGAGGTCCAGCTCGTAGCCGTCCTCGGCCAGGCCGGTCAATTCGAGGTCCAGCATTTCGAGATCCCAGCCGGCGATCTCGGCCAGCCGGTTATCCGCGATGACGTATGCGCGGGCTTGCTGCTCGGAGAGGTAGTTCAGGTCCAGCGTCGGGACCTCCTTCAGGCCCAGGCGCTCGGCTGCCATACAGCGGGCGTGCCCGGCGATGATGGTGATGACCCCGTCGTCCGTCTCCCGCACCAGTACCGGGTTGGTGAAACCGAACTCCTGAATGGAGCCGGCGATCTGCGATACCTGCTCGGCGGTGTGGGTGCGCGAATTCCGCGCGTATGGAATGAGCTGTTCGACGGGCCGGTAGACAATATCCAGTCCGTCGTCGGGTGCGGTTTCAGCCATCACGGCCTCCTTTCGAATCACTCGAGCCGCTTTTTTGCGGGGTTGTGAGGACCAGAGGCTACATGAGCCGGCACGGTTTCGCACGTTTCCGGACCGTTCCGGTGCGAAAATGGATCGGAATGGATCGGTTTGGTGTCAAAGCAGGACTATTTCGACGCCGAACTGCGCCTCGACGAGCGCGCGCTTCAGCCGGCTGCGATACGTGTCCATGCCCTTGACGTCCTCCACCACTGTGTCGCCGGTCTTGAGATCCAGATAGCGAAAGTCGGCCCGCCACGTTACCCGCCGGCCGTTCGGATAGCCCTTCGATTTGATCTTGACGGGGTTGGCGTCCGTACCCAGGCGGAACACCGGCTGGCATTCGGGCTCCGATATCTCCCCGGCCAGGTGCAGCAGTTTGAGCTGGCGGTAGCGGCACGCCTCCTTGCGGCTGTCGAACGTGCGCCCGTCGACCATCTCCTTGACGTTTTTATATTTGAGCCGGGAGCAGGGGCGGCGGCGGTTTTTCACGCGGCCTCGTTTATGGCCATGAAGAGGCTTGCGGCAACTGCAGGGACGATGGCATTTCCGAGGGCTTTAGATCGGTCCACCCGGGCGGATATCCCATGAGCCACTCGAGCCAGTTCGGGTTCACGTGCCCACCACCCTTCTGCGTCCCCTCCCTGTGGAACACTACCCGGGGCAACTGATCCAATCTTACTCGCCCATCTTTTGATACCAGCGCCATACCGGGACTGTCCTTGTAGTCCCTTGTGGTCGGCGTGGGCCACGATCCAGATGCGGTCCCGGATATGGGGTGCGCCAACGTAGCCAGCGGGAATGCAATGCCACTCGCAGCCATACCCGATCTCGGCCAGGTCTCCAACGACTCTTCCGAGTCCCCGAATAGCGAGCGCTGGGACATTCTCCAAGACGACGATTTTGGGTTGTAGGTTGCAAATGAGCCGGGCGCAGTCGGACCAGAGTCCGCTCCGTTCACCATCCAGGGCTTGTCGATCTCCATCGGTAATCTCCTGCATCAGGGATATATCTTGGCAGGGAAACCCCGCCGTTATTACGTCCACCTCGCCCACGGCGTCGTCAAACTGAGCCGGGCCGAAGCAGTCACATTCAAAGTAGTGGGTGTTGCACAGTTCGCAGAAAGGCTCGTCGCAGCCCAGCGGGCACTCGACCATATCGTCCGCGAAGCGATACAGGCGGCGCACGTCGTCGAACACCGGCACTCCAGGCCAGTGCTTGGTGAGGACGGCTTGGCAGTACGGGTCGCTCTCACAGAAGGCTACGGTGTCCCAGCCGGCGGTGCGGGCGGCGAGCGCGAAGCCACCGATCCCGCTGAATAGATCCAGATGCCTCATGCGAATAAGTCCCCGTTGCGGGTGTGGTCCTCGAGGCGGCGCACGGCCAGCTCGAAGTACTCCCGGTTAATCTCGATGCCAACATACGGCCGGCCCATAATAGCAGCAGCGATCGCTACCGAGCCAGAGCCCATGAAAGGGTCGAGGATTGGCCCCGTACCATACGCCGGCAACAGCCCCATGAGCATTTCGAGGGGCTTTACGCCCACCGGCTGCACCGTGTCCTTGTCCTGCATCTCGCCCTGCAGGCTGCGCTGGGCAATGATCACCGAGGACTTCCACGCGCCCTTTTCGTTCTGCTGCCAGTGCAGTGCCGGCCCGTGCTTGCCGCGCGTCTTGTGGGTTTTGTATTGCGGCTCGGCCGCCAGGCTGCGGCGGTGGGGCTGGCGGATCCGGTCCAGATCGATCTCGTCCTTCGCCTCGCTGAATACCGAAATGGTCTCGTGATGGATCAGCGGCATATATTTGGCGCGGTAGCTGCACATGTCGGTGAAGTGCCAGATGTATTCGCTCACCAGGGGCGGCCCATCGATGCCCGTCTGCACGAGCCCGGTGTATGGGAACTTCGACATGGCGATGAGGTGGTCGGCGCAGGGCCGGTTGAAATTGAAGTCCTCGAAAAACTCCCGGTTGGCATACAGCTCGAAGGGCGGGTCCAGGAACAGGAGGTTGCAGTCGGCTTGGTTTACGAGGACCTCAAAGGCGTCTGCATGAATCAGCTCGCAGTTGCCGATGGTGACGACGTCGTTCAGGGCGTGGCCGTATCGCGTGGGTCGTAGCCGTGCGACAGCATGGCCTTGCGGCGGGCGATCCACAGCGGCGTTGGCGCCTTCGGCTTGAGGATATGCGGCCCGAGGTAGTCGGTCTCCCGGGACAGGTCGATCGTGACCCCTTTCGGGGCCACCACCTTCGCCAGCCAGAGCCGGAAGGCCCTCACGGGTGTCCGCCGGTTGCCAGCCCCAATATCTGCAGGATGACCGGGCCGACGAGCAGTACCAGGATCGACAGCAGCAGCAGGCCAATGAACCATTTGAAGCCGGGCCTCACTACCGGGCCTGCTTCGGTTGCAGCTTGAGCTTCGCGCGGATCCAGTCCTCACCTCGCTGGGCGAATTTGGGCTGCGGGGTTGCCCAGCCGACGAACAGGCCGAGGCCGGTGCCTACCAAGACAGCGGTGGTAATCATAGCGATCTCCTTCAGTGCGACGATCCCGACCATCACGATCGAGCCGACAAAAAGCCAGCCGAGGTATGGCAGCATCTCGGCGTTGCGCTCCGCCTTGCGGCGGTAGTAGCCGGTGGGATCCCACGGGTCTTCAGGCGTTGCCAATGCCCTCCGCCTCGGGGTCCGTTTGGGTTTTGCTGCCCACCACCTTCGACAGGTGTATCTGGGCGTCGGTAGAGTCCTCGAAGCCGCCCTCGTCCACGGCCTCGCCGTTATTGAGGCGGGCCAGGTTGCGCGTTTCCGCGTAAACGATCCGGTGTAGTTTGCCCATTCGCTGCACCAGCAGCGGCGGTACGGTCTCAGTCATCAGTGTCTCCTGTTCCGGGGCCCAGGCGGGCCTCTATGGCGCCGTGTAAGGCGATCAATACGCAGGCGGCCAACGACGCCACCATCAGGTAGCGGGCGGCCACCGGCCACAGCCAGTACAGGAGCGCCCAGCAGGCGAGCCCGACCGGGAGCGCGAACATGCAGCCCCGGATCACGGCGTGTGGCGTATTCGGAAACGTAGCATGATCGGCTACAGGGCGCGAGGCTCCGGCGCCGGCACGGAGGCGTTATGGTCGTCGATACAGCCGACCAGCTTTGCCCGGATCGCCCGCTGCTGACGCATATTGCGGCGCATGGCCTGCAGGTTTTCGGCGAGGGCGGCGTACAGGTCGGGCGCGAACCAGTAACCCCAGACGGCGGTTTCGGCGTTGAACACCACCGAGGGCGGCGTATCCACCATGTCCACGGGCTCCGGCTTGGCGGAGGTGTCGCAGACCACCGGCACGATCAGTTCGCGGATGGTGACGTCGGGCGGGTTCGATCCAAAAAGTGAGCAGGCAGGCAGCGTTATCAGGAGCGCCAGAGCGAGCGCCAATCTATTCACGGGATTCCACCTCTATCTGCTCCCAGACCTTCGTCGTCGCGCGCCGGGCCATCCGCTCCAATAGGTCGGGTTTGCTGCCGGTCAATCGCGCGAGGCGTTCTCGGTCTTCGAGGACCTCGGTGGCTTCGCTCTCACTTGTTCGGGCCGCCTGCAGCTCCGTCTGCAACACCGCCTGCCTGTCACGTTCGTTTTCGATCGCCGTCTCCAGGCGCTCGATTTGTTGTTCGGCGAGGTCCGCCCGGGTGCGCTCGGCGACCGCGGAGGTCTCGGCGGCTACCCGGGCGTCCACTTGCCCATTGACCAGAAAGTACCCAGCTGCGATCATGCCGCCGCCAAGCACACAAACCACTACAAGGGCCTGAATGTTCACGAGTTACCCACCGTTGTGCCCGCCGGGATCACGGCTTCCTGTTCGGAAATAGTTATTCGTCAGGGCGCTCAGGACGCCCGTCATCACACCGAGAATACCGACCGGGAAACCGGCCACCGCCAATGCGACGGCCTGGTTTTCAACGGATGCGAAATCGTAGGCCATGAACCAGTCGGTCAGGTAATAAGCGAATTTGAAAAAGAAGAGGTAATACGCCATGACCAAAAAGCGCGGAATTATACGCAGCGCGTCGAGCCGATCGGCGAAGCGGATGACCCTGTCGTCCGACCCGGCCATGCGCGCGCTACAGGATCAGGGCGTCCAGTGCGCCCGGTTGGTGTGCGGCCGGATGGAATGGATCGATGCCGATAGCGTGGTGCATTCAGGGATTCCTTGCGGCTAAAATCCGCTGCATCAATATCTGACGCTGCGCTCCCAGATCGTTGAGCGCCCGCTGCTTTGCCCGCAGGTCGTTCTCGTCGCGCTCATTCCAGGCGGCGGCCTCGCGGCGCTTTTCGGCCTCGAGGTTGACGATCGCGCTCTCGAGGTCGGATATCTGCAGGCCCAGCACGACCAGCGTGAGGCCGTCGACCGAGCTGGCGGTCGCGCGCACGGTGGTGGTGTTTTCGGTAACCGAGGTGGTGATCCTTTCGACCTGCGCGGATACGGTTTCCTGCACCGCCAGCAGGTCCGCGTCGGTGGCGTATTTCTCGTCGATCTTGGCGTCCGCCGCCCACAGCATGAACGAGCCGCCGACGCCGAGCATGAAGGTCATCACGCCGAGGATCTGGGTGATCTGGATCCCGGCGCTGTGGTCTGAGAATTTCTTCATGCGTAGTCCTCCACCGTAATCCATACCTCGTCGCCGGCATCCAGGGCCGTGCCAATCTTCTCGTACAGCCGGCGGTAGGCCGCAACCGAGGTGGTCACCATGCCGCGCTCCAGCACGTTCGACAGCTGGCCGTCGCCTACCAGCAGGCAGCCATCGGTGTCGTCGTCCTTGTTGCCGACGTGCATATAGACAAACTGAAAGCCCGGCACGTCCTGCAACCAGAGCATGCCGCGGTGCCAGGCGAAGCGCTTCTTATAGCGCACGATCATGCCGCCCTCGTTGCGGAACTTTATCTGGTAGCGGCCCGGCGGGATGCGGGTCTCGCCCTTGATCTTCGGCTCGTTAAACTGGTCCTCGAGGACGTAACACAGGAAGGCGGGCTGGTCCGACACGTCGAACAGCGTCCCGAGGGTCGCTTCGGACCCGGAGGATATGCGGCGGTTGAGTAGTTCCAGCAATGCGGGCTCCAGTCTGGGCAGCCCTCACGGCCGGGGTTTCGCACGGAGATACGATGCGGGGATTGTAACGCTACTTTCGCTGGCAGGCCAACCATGCGTCGTTCGCTCGGTCGCCGCGCTCCTTCTCCTCGGCCGCCTGCTCCTCTGCGGCAAGGCAGCGGGCCATCACTACCGACTGCGTTTCGCGCAGTTCTTTTTCGAGGCGGTTCTTCTCGGTCATCAGCAAATGGTACTCCGGACTGAGCCGCGTGGTGTTCGCCGACAGGCAGCCTTCCGCGCTACCGAAGAGGCTGATGTTGTTTTCCAAATTACACCAGCGCCAGGTGGACGCAAATACCATGCCGATCGCATGGCCGAGCCGGATCTCTTCGCGCTCCGTGCAGTACGGGTCGATCTTGCCGCCGCCCAGGCTAAGGCCCACGCCGCCGCCGGAGGCGCCGAAGCCGCCCGTCTTGTAACACGGCACGGTGGGCATGGGCGGGTTTGTGTAGACGTTCGGATTGTTGCGAAAGTCCACTTTGTAGTCGCCCTGCGCCTCCTGATTGAAGGTGACGCTACCGCCGGCTGCCGTAGCCAGAGGCACTGCGTTGCCCTCCGCATCGGTCCCGCCGCCTATGGCTACGGTGACGTTGGTCTGCTGGTGCTGGCCCTGTGCTTGGCCCTGATGCTGCCCCTGCGACTGCCCCTGCTCCTGCTCCTGACCGTCGTCTTGGCGGTCGTCGTAGCCGCTGGCGAACGCGCTGCCGCCGGCGAACAGGAAGGCCAGCAATAGAAGGCCGGTGTTGTTTTTCTGTTTCATGGTATTCCCCTGTGGTTAAAGTTGGGCCCAGCTGGCGTACATCCCCGCGCCGGCCGGGCCCGGTTTCCGGACGTCCAGGAGGACGCCCCGACGCCCGAAATCAATGCTTTGGCGGCCCCTCGGTGGGTATGTCCGCCGACTCCTCGTGGATCGTCCTGCCGTGTTCGTCGACGACGCGGACCTTGCCGACCATGCCCTGCGCCAGCCCCTGCTTCAGGATCGACGACGCGATGGACTTGATGCCCAGCAGCGTGGCCCTTTTCGACTCGCGAAGCTGGTGCTTGATGCCCATCGAGACACCGATGCCCCAGAGTACGAGGCCGCCGAACGCGGCCCAGCCGTATGAAATCATGCCTGTCCTCCCGCCACCTCCGAGCGCGAGGCCCAGAGCTGGTTCAAATCGGACTCGGACAATTCCGGGTCCGCCTTCTGAAACTGCCGCGAAACCGCTGTGCACTTTATCTCGATCCAGAGCCCCAGCACGTCGCGAACGTAAATGCCCAGCTGAAATAGCTGCACGTCCTTCGGTAGCCGCCCCTCGCATAACTGCAGCACGGCGCGCAGGTCCTCGTTGACCATTTTGATATCGATAGCGGCCGGCCCAGGGTGCGTGTCGACGACCATCAGCAGCCCGGGACGCCCGTCCATAGGCGGCTGCCAAAACCAGTCGAACGACGCCTCGCTCGTGGCGATCATGCGAAGAGTACTCCCTGCTGGGGCGCCGAGGGGCCGATACGCCACACGATGGATTCGCACCGGGTTGTAGGATCCCGGCGCCGATCCGTGCAGCGGTGGATCAGATCGACCTCCTCGAGGCGTTTGAACCGCGGCGAGATATTGTTGTGCGCCCGGTCTATCTCGCGGGAGATCTCCAGCGTGGTGCCGCCCGTCCCCGGGTTGTCGCGCAGCCATTCGAGGATCAGCCGGTCGGCCGTCCCCTTGCGCTTCGAGGATATGGCCGCCGCGATGTGTGAGGTGACCGGGTCGAGCCGCCGCGCATAGTTGTCGCCGGGCTCGGCGCTCACCGCACTACCGTCGAAATGTCCTGATAGACACGGATGCCCATCGTGGTCTGCTCCTCTTTCAGCTCCCGGGCAAAGTCCTGCAGCGCCCGCATATTCGGCTGAATGAAATGAACCGGCAGTTTACCCTCTGCGACGGCCTTTACGATCGCCAATGTATCGTCGACCTCCGCCTTCCACTTTTTGACCGTGATCACCGACGCCTCGTTGCCGCGTTTGGTTTCGACCCGGGCCGGGGCCGCCGCTATCTCCACCTTTTTCTCGGCCTGCTTGACGATCACCTCGGCGGTCTCCTTGCCGGCGTCGGAAAGACGCAGCAACTGCTGCGCCAGCTCCTCGGCCTCGCGGCGCTCCGCCTCGGCCTCCTCGCGCTCCTTGCGCCGCTTGGCGTCCTCGATAGCCTGCTGGGCCTGCACGTATCGGTTCATGCACTTTTTGGCCTTGTGAACGATCTCGTCCAGGCGCTCCCGCGGCGCCTTGAATAGCTCGTTGATATCCTTGACGACGCCGTTCAGGGGCCCGACCAGCGATTTGCGCTTGTCCTCTATCTTCATGCGCCGGCGCTGCAGCATCTTCACGAGGTCGCCGACCGAGGTCAGCCCCTCGTCGTCCGTGATATCGATACCGTCAATGGTGTCGCCGAAGGCCGCGATGTCCGCGACGATCGGGGTTAGCTCGGCAACGGCGAGCGCGTGTTGTGTTTCCGTCTTCATGGTAGTCCTCCTGCTATGGGGTCAGTTCTTCGTGGCGGGCCGCCAAATAGGTCCGCAGCCCGGGCTCCAGTTCCGAGCCCTGCAGCTCGTCCCGGATAACCGTCAGCTCGTCCACCGAGCTGGCGTTTGTTATTGCCCGCGCATAGTCAGCCATTGACTTGGCGGGTGTGTCCAGCCGGGCGTCCTGCCGGCGTTCGGTAGCCTCCGTGGTTTCTACCGAGCGCGAGGCCAGCTCCTTTTTCGCCGCCTCCAGAATGTCCGGCTTGTCGTCTATCTTCATGATGATCCATTCGAGAAAGCCCGAATCGACCTCGGTCCAGGGGATGCCCTTCCACTCCTTGCCGATCGGGCAGTGCGTAGACACCGGGTTGCGGGTGCCGGTCGGCAGGGCGCTGTCGATACGGTCCTCGCCCTTTTGGTACGGGTCCGCCGGCGCGTCCTCGAACTGCTCCTGTTTCATATCCTCGACGTCCTGCGTGAACACCTCGGAGAGGCCGCCGGCGTTCAGTACGGCGTCGATCAGGCTGCTCTTTTTCGCCATCTTCAGCGCCTTGTTGACGTCGTTGTAGTCCGCCTCCAGCGAGCGCCCGCCGATCCCCTCCGACACCGTGTTGCCGCCCATATCGAGCAGCTCACATTTCAGCAGGATCAGGTTGGCCCCGCTCCGCAGCCGGTCCAGCTCCGCCTCGAGGTTCGGCCATGTAGACCGCAGCCCCATCATGCCGGCTATCTTTTCGGCGCCCGCCTTCCACAGCGAGGGCTTCGAGAAATGGTACGGGTTGGCGCAGTACTTCCCGTCCGGGCAGGTGTCCTTTTTGACGACGTGGATGCGGCCCCAATCGGTGCCCTCCACCAGCGCCTTGCGGATCCAGTCCATCAGGGCGTCGCGGTTCTTTCCGCGCCGCTCCAGGCCGGCCTTAAACGTTGAGGGTTTGATATCAAACGCCGAGCGGATCTCGACGGCTCGCCCGTTGCCGGGCACGGTTTGGTCTGTTGGTTCGACGACGACCAGCTCGCCTTTCTTTTCAGACATAGTGTCCTCCTGCTAAGTGACACGCCCAATGTAGCATCGGACGCAACATTAATCCGGATCGATAGGCTCGTCCGCCTCGTAGCCGGGATCCGTCAGGACCTCCGGCCGGAAGCGGGCAAGGAAGCCCTTCACGCACTTGCGGCACACCCGGCCCAAGTAAATGCCGCGGGCGTCATGCTCCTCCCACGTCTCTTCCCGGCGCTGCGCGTGGTCGTGGCAGGGGTCGCCTGGATTGTAGCGGGTCATGGTTGGTCCCCGGGCGCCACCGGCCTGATATTGGCCGACATACAATGCGGGCACAGGCACTGCGATAGTTTGAAGCGGACGTCCTCGACGCCGGTCTCCGGGTTTTTGGTCTTGGGCCCCTCCGAGAAGGAGGGCTCGCGGAACTCTTCGCTGCACGACAGGCACACGAAGTGGTCGATCTCTTTCGGGTCAGCCATAGGGGTCTCCAAATTCAGCGGCGGCTACGGCGTCGCGAAACACCTCCAGCTGCCGCAGGGTCTCTTTGACGGTCCGCACGGAGCGATACATGGTCCGGGGCCGGCCCCACTTCAGGGACGACACCGTTTCTATGCCTTCGATCTTGTTTTCGGCCACGAGGTATTTCACCAGCCTCCTGGTTTGCCGGTGCGGCACACCAACCTGCGCGGCGATGTGCTGCGTGGTGAAGAACTTGTGGCGGTGTTCGGCGAGGTAAAGATAGACGCGCTCGACCGGGAGCTTGGCGCCTTTCCAGCGCCTCACTCGTGTAGCTCGGGCCCGGGCAGCTCCTTCCAGCCGCCGGTGACCTGAATGAACAGGCGGCCGTGACTGGTGAGTAGCGTGATCCGTTCCAGAGCCCTCTCAGCGTCCGGTACGACCGAGGCGATCTGCACGATCGTTTCGGCGTGTTGGTGGCCGGCTGCCTGCCGGACCATTTCAGAGGCGACGTCGTCCCTGATATAGCAAATCTGCTCGATGCCCCGCTCGGCCAGCTCGAGGTCCTTGTCGGCTGCCATGCCGCGCGCGACCCGCTCGTCTATCCATACCTGCTCCGGGCCGGCGATGGCGGCGTACACATCGTCGCCGCTCACGTTTTCAGCTCCGCGCAGATACCGATGGCGTGATGGCCTTCCGCCGGCTCCCCGATGAGCGGTACGGGCGCGGGCCTGCGTTCCGGTTGCACGGCCGTCCAGGCGTCCGTCTGGTCGCGGCCGCATTGCCGGCAAGCGTAGAACTTCGGCCCGGGCGGGTTGAGGATGCAGTGTACGGCGTGGCTGCCGCAGGCCGGGCAAGCCGGCAGGTCTGTTGCGGATAACATGGGTCGTCCTCCTATGGCCCCTCACGGGCCGTTGGTAAAACGGCGGCCAAACGCCAAACTCGGGTCATCCCGGCCTCACGCCGGGTGAGCGCGTTATTGGTCGCCAGCCGCCAAAACTAATCCTTCCATTTGATCTCGCCGACTTCCAGATCGGGCCGGCTGGTGTCGATCTCCAGCTTCGGAAACACGCCCGACTCGTTGATCAGCGTGGCCGTATTGTCCGGGCCCCAGAGCGCCGCAGCCAGCTCCTCCAGCGAGGGCCGGCCATCGTCCCGGTCGCCAATCATCTGCAGGCAGACGGCCCCGTCCTCGTCCACGACGCAGACTACAGGGAACGCCTCAAGGGCGCCGGTCAGCTCCGCGACGGTGGTGTCGCCGCTCGGGTATACGCGCCAGCGCTTGCCGCGCCCGATCCTTATGACCCTCATGCCGCGGCTACCTTGCGGGCAAATTCCGGGTCGTAGATCGTGGCCAGGGCCACGCGGCCTTTGAATATCTGAAACAGGCGGCGGGCGGTTTCCCGCTTCGGCAACTGCCGCCCGGACTCGATCCGGTACAGCGTGCCCCGGTCCAGGCCGGCCGATGAGGCGATCTCGACCGCCGTTTTGCCCGACTGGCGCCGGGCCTCTCGTAGCGAAATGGTGGTTTCCATTAGGTCAAATCCTCCGTTGTAGGCGTACCGGGCCAGCGTAGCACCCGGCGCCACAGATTAAAGGCTGAATCGGCGGAAATAGGTCCCATTTCGGCCCTGATTCACTGGCCTACCGTGGCGCGACACGCTACATTAGGGCCTCATGTATAAGGAGGACGAAATGGCAAACTTCGATCGAGAGTACACCCAGGCCCGAAAGATGGCCCTCGCACTGGCTACCAAAATGCCAGCCCTGATCAAGGATATGACAGCCGGCGACCCCACTTGGGGCCACATCACCGAGCTGGACGACCTGATCAAAAAGATGGCCGATACGCAGGCCCGCTTCAACCACGCCGCTCTGTACAACGAGAACGAGGTCGAGGCTTTCTACACCGTGATGAGCGATACCCAGCATGAGATAGACAAGGCCGACGCGGATACGCTGGATTGCGTCCGGTCCCTTTGCTGCGACCGCGACACGGTCAGCACGGTTCAATTGCGCAAGGCGGCTTACGCCCTCGGCGCGAACGCAGACGACTTCGCCGCCGCCCGGCCGCGAGGCTTCAAAAAGGACAGCCGCGGTGTGACGCAAATCAAAAGCGACGCGCTGGTTAGCTGGATTCACCAGAAGATGGAGGAATGAAAATGGACACCGATAAACTCGACAACGTAATGGAAAAGGCCCAGCTGGCATTCTGGGATGAGGTCGCGCGGTACTTCCCGGACGATAGTAGCGGCGACTTTCCGCCCGACGCTACCTTCGCGCTGGACGCCGCCATGACCGAGGCGATCGCACTCTGGGTCGACCTGAATGTGTTCCGGGCATACGCCCCGAGCGGCTTCGGCCCGACGCACCATATCGAGCAGGGGCACGTCGACAAACTCACCGCCCTCGGGCTGGTAGACACGAGCTGGGGCAACGATACCGCTCCCAGCTTCGCCTTCTACCCGGACGGCGACGAGAAGGCCGAGGGCCTGCGCGTCTATATCGACGCCTTCAAGGCCAGCGACCGCGAGGACGAGACGCTGGAGCGCTTCGGCCTTACCTGCCCGGACGGCCTGATGACCGACTTCGGCACCAACGACTTCGACCTGATACTGGTCTCGGTCGCGGAGCATCTGATGCCGACGATCGAACGCCTGCGCGAACTGGCGAAGGACGGCCGGCCGCTCAACGAGGACGAGTGGGGCAGCGAACGGCAAATGAACGCCGAGAATAGATTCTGCGCCGCCCTTGAGCGGTATTTGAAACCGGCCGCATGGGAGCATTTCACGGACTACGCCCTGAAGGCCACCACCGAGGAGATGATGGACTGCGGGCTGATGCTCGCCGCCCGGGCCGCCCCTGACCACGGAGAGAAATCATGAGCCAAGAACTACCAGAGGCCATTCGGGCCGAGATAGCAAAGGCCCGCGCCGATATTCAAAACATCGCGTGGGACGAGATGCACTACGAGGACGGCACCCGCGAGTGGGTAGTGCCCTGCGAGGCGCTCTTTACGGCAACCGACGGCTTCGAGCCGGCTGAGTGCGGCTGGCACTACGGCAACCTCCGCATCGAATGGGAGGAGGACACGGTCCTCGACTATTTCGTCGGCGACTGGACCCCGGGGATGCACCCGGATCTGAATACGGACAGGAGATAGCTATGACCAACCGATACCTCAACCGAGAAGAGAGCTGGCGCGTCGAGTACGACCTGCTGGTCCGGGACGTGATCCCGGGCCGCGGCTCCCCTTACACCCACACGTGCCCGCGGGACGTATTCGAGGACGTGGCCCACGCCATAGACGATCTGGACGGCGAGGACTTCACCGGCGAGGAGCTGGTCCATCAGACCGGGCAGCCCTCGACCAACGTGTTCGTGGCGCTGGCCTTCATGAAGGAGCGCAGCATCGTCGACCCGACGATCAGGCGGCGCAACGTCCTCGTGGGCGGCTGCTGCCACCTCGACGCCATGACGGAGTACACCGCGCTGGAGGCGGGCGCGTGAGCGGCGTGAGCTTCGGCGAGGTCCGCCTGGAAATCTCCGAAGCGAAAAGCTGGAATGTCCGGGTCGACTACGGCGGCGTCCGCGGCTCGGAAACATTCAAAAACGTGACGGAGGCCCTGATCCAATTGGACCGCTGGAGCGACGATGAGGTAAGCCGGCTGGCGAAGGAGCTGGCCGGGCTTGCAAAACTACGCCGGTGGATCCGGCGCAACAGGAGGACGGCATGAACCAACGAGATATAGATAGCGACGACCTTACCGAAGAGAGCCCGCACACGTTTACGGGCGAGGCCAGCACCCTCGGCTTTAAACCCGGCGAGTGGCCGAACAGCCTCACGACCGACATGGGCAACGGCCACAACTTTGAACGCATCCGCGCCACGATCGTCGGCGGCGAATGCGTGTCGGTAACGTACCGGCAGCTTTTCGGCTGCCTCTGGCTCACCGTACTGAACGACTGAATACCCGGCCGGCCAACGGGCCGGGCGGCACATAGCAGGAGGACGACATGACGACCGATGCAGAGTTTCAACTGAAGGAGATGGGCATATTGATGGGCGGCAAAATCGTCAACCCAATCCGAAGCGGCGACGCGGACGATTGGGGCGGCGAGATGTTCGGCTTTCAGGTCAAGTGCAAGGACGGCAAGACCCGCAACGTGTGGGTCCAATGCGACGCGGAGGGCAACGGCTGCGGCTGGCTCGCCATAGAGGAGGACGAGAAATGATCGTGCATTTTAACGTATCGGACGGCGCTCGCCACGGCCGAATCGAGAAGGAGGTCCGCGAGGGCCCGCTCGACGGCCTGAACGTGATGCTCACCGTCGACGAGGCCCGGGCGCTTTGGGAAAAGCCCGGCACTATCACGGACTGCAATCTGGCCTTCCGCCGGCTGGCGACCGAGTTTGATTTTGATATCCCGGCCTGCCTGAAATGGTATCGGGCCGACGCCGCGCGGGAACAGGCGCTGCTGGACGGCGACGCGCCGATGGAGCGGGTCAGCCTGAACCGACCGGACGCCGAGGCCATAGAGCGCCACGCGAGCCGCGGTACGCTGGCCGACTCGCAGGACGCCCGCGAGTTTTACGAGCGGGAGGCGGACGGGATGCCGGAGCCCGGGGATCCGAACTACGACGCCGCGCTGCAGGACCCGGAGGCGAACCGATGAACGGGCGCAAGCGGGACGAGGTCACCCTGCACAGTATGTTCCGGGACCTCCCGCCGGCGGACGTCGCGGGCTTCGAAAAATGGGCCGAGGAGAACTACACCCCGGGCGCGGAGATCAGCGACCTCTGGCATCCGGCGGTCAAGCGCCGCTGCGCGGCCATGAACCGGAGGGCGGGTACGGACCCCGTCGACGCCGCCATCGCGGCGCTGGAGCCCCTCGTAGCCCGCTCCCAGCTGAAGCGGGCCCTTGAGCATGCACGGGCCCACTTCGAACGCCAGATGGAGCTGGGCGGCCCACAGGCCGGCAGGGCGGTTCTTGAGAAGCTCTACCTCGTATGCGGGGACCGGCGCAAAAAGGCCCTGAACGTCGAGTGCGACCGGAGGGGCTCGTGAGCGCGCCACTGTACGACGTCACGGTTTCCCTGCTCGGGGAGGACGGTAACGCCTTCGCCATCATAGGGGCCGTGACAAGGGCCCTGAAGGGCGCGGGCGTCGACAAGGCCGGCGTCGAAGCCTTCACGACGGAGGCGATGGCCGGGGACTACGATCACCTCCTGCAGGTCTGCATGAAAACGGTCAACGTGGAGTAGTTGCGCCGGGCGCCGCCCGAGCGTATAAAAGCAAGGCCCCGCGGACGAGATCCAGCGGGGCCTTTTTTCGGACGTTCAACTTAGCAGGAGGCGCCCGGGCAACGAATTGAACCACGCCCGGCTCCCTCCCGCAACCCCCGTCCGACGCCTGAAGGCATATCGGTCCGCACGGAGTTGTCTCAGTTCGGCCTTCACGCGCAACACAGCCGCCTCGGAGGGCCTGATCCGGCGACTCGGGGCGGTTAGAAGCAAGGGGCGCAGGGAGCGCCCGGGACGCCGGACACTGCGATGCATACCGTGGACGGCGCGACGCCGAGCATGAATAGCAGCAGCGAGGGACGCGATTGGTTTTCCAGGCGCGGGCCTTGCTGCACCCGGAACTCGCCTCGCCGGCATAAAAAAGCGATAGAATACTGATACATAAACACCTCGTGAGGAGATGATAATGGCGCGATCCAACTGCAGAGATTGTCAGGCCCCGATAGATTGGGCGGAAAAGGACGGAGGCGGTTGGTATCCGATCGAGCCCCGGTCCGGGAAACCCCACCGCTGCGAACTGCCCCAGACGTGCGAGCAGTGCCAGAAAGAATTCAAAGGGGCTCCGTGGATGAAGGTCTGCAGCGACTGCTACCGAGCGGGGTCAAGCGGGGAGGCCAGCCCAAAGCCAGCCGCCAAACATACGCCCGAGCCCCTCAATACGGACGGCCGGGACGATGACAATCCATTCTGATCTTCCACGCCGGCCAAACGGCGGGAAGGCCCGTGAGCGACGGGCAATTGGTGACAGGTCTGACGATATGTTTGCTGACGACGAGCCGAAGGCCAACAGCCCCGCGGACCTCGGCATGACGCTGGACCGCCCGGTCCGACCCGCTTACGTGGACACCCGGGCGCCGCCTGGAAATCGATATGGCAGCGAGACGCCGGGCCCGGACCCCGTACCGCATAACGTCGCCAGCGGCACTATTCAGATCGGTGACGCGCGGAAGTTTGTGGAGTGGGTTCACGGCCTGGATATTCCGGTCCACGCCGATGTGACCGTTGGCCATGTGCTGGTCGGGCTCTCCGGATACCAGTCCTCGCATCTGCGTTGGCTATGCCAAGCGATCCGCCAAGCCGAACGGGCCCCAAACATCGGTCAGATGCGTGAGGCCCTGCGCGCCAAAGACGTCGGGATATTACGGCAGGTCCGCGACTAAGAGATCGGGACGCCAGCGTCCTCGTATGTGTCGGACGAGTTTTCCCGGTTACGGTAGTCCCGCGCCGCCTTCCGCGTCGGTATCGTGCCGGCCAGGTTCAAGCGCGAACGCAATGCGGCCAATAGCTCCGCAGCGGTGACGCCGGTTACCGAGACGGTGATGCCGTCGTTGATGGTGAGGCCAGTACCCGGGGTCGGGGCGCCGTTTTTCGCGCGGATGACAGTCGTCGGGGATGCCGGCGGCGTGACCACCGTATAGACCCCGCGCTCGACCAGCTTGGCGCCGGTGACGTCGCCGGATCCGCCCACGGCCGAAACCATACCGACCGCCGGGACCGTGAAGGTGCCGCCGGTGATACTGAACTGGTCGCCGACGAAATAACCCGAACCAGCGGCTGCGATCGCCTCGCCTACCAGGCGGAGCGGCGCCGCGTCGGCGCGGGTCGCCTCGCGGGTCAGGAAGTTGTCCATGCCGGCGTGGCGGGATCGGAATCGCGGGTCGGTGGTGAGGAGGCGGCGCCGGTGCCGGATCCTTCGCGCGTGAATATTGACGGTCTTTTGTAGCTGAAGGTTCTGGGACATGGGGATCTCCTCAAGGGGTCGGGTCGAGTATAGTGCCGAATATGCGTCAGGTCATTCCAAAATTATCCGCCCGGGACCGCCGCTTTCTACGGCTGGCGCTGATGCTGGGTTGCGGGGCGTTCGCCGTCCAGGCGGCCATTTCGGGCAATTGGGTCCTCCTAATCGGCAACGTGTGTGCCCTGCTTGTCCTTTCGCGGGCATGGTATTAGAAGAAGGGCAGCGTGGGACGCGGGTACGGGGCGGTCTCCGGCGTGAAGGTCGCGGTGTTCTCCGCCTGCCGCGTGATACGAGTCTCGTCGATATGCCCGTCCATCTCCCGATCCGTTGCGCCGTTGTTCATGCGGCCAATCCAGATCTCGTTGGCGGCGCTGAAGATGGTGTCGCCCGAAATCGAATCGCTGGCCCCGTCCAGGGTTTGCAATACGCCGTCCTGAAATAGAAACAGCGTGGCGCCCTGCCGCACGACCTGCCAGTGATGGAACTGGTTCGGCACGATCGTGACCGCCGCCACGAATGCCGTCTGTATCGCGGTGCCGTCGATCGACCATGCGAACACCAGATCCGTCGTGCTGCCGGCGTCGTCCAGGTAGAACGCCCACTCGCGCGTGTTGTTGCTGTCCAGCCATTTCGACATCAGGCAGTGCCCGCCGTTCGCGTCGTCGTGCGGCTGCAGGTCGTGTTCGGCCCAGCAGTCGATGGTGAAGTCGCTGGCCCGCAGGAGGTGCCGGGTCTCGCTGAAATGCAACTGCGCCTGATCGCTGACCCCGTCCAGGTCCAGCGAACTGCTGCCGAATTTGAACACGCCGGTGTCGATATTGGCGCCGTCGGCGAATACGATCCGGGCGCCGCCCAAGTCCTCGGTCTGCATGATGTTGTCGGTGGCGAATCCGTTCACGTTTTCCCAGCCGGACAGGAGCATGAGCGGGTCCTGCGTCGCCTCCGTCAGTACGCGGCGCGCATCGGGATTCGCGGCAGTCGGGACCGGGTACGTCGAGCCGTTGTACGGCAGCACGCCGTGGACAAAGCGGGGCTCGTCAATCCAGCCATCGTTGGCCCGGTAGCGCGTGGCGACCGATACGTTATGCGCGGAGCCAATGGACAGCCGGGCGGTGCTGTCGTCCAGCTGATTCAGCGGTCCGACGTAACCGACCCCGTCCAGGAAGGCGTCGACCTCCAGCAGCACGCGGTTGCCGTTGAAATACATCTCGAGGTCGTTGCCCCGGCGCTGCGCGGCGAAGTGATACCAGGTGTCGATGACCATCGTCTGCGTCGGGCTGGTGTCGAAGTTTTGCTGTGCGACGTTGCCGGTGGGCGTATGGCTGAACGTGATCGACAGATCGGTGTTGACCCACCAGTACCAGTCGACGTTGCTGCCGCCGCGGTTATATTTCGACAGCAGCATGGAGCCGTCGCCGTCGGGCAGCGTCCGGAACCGCATGAACAGTTCCATGACCCACGTGTCGCGGCCGAGGTTCTGGCCGTCCTGATACGGCAGGAGGATGCCGTCGCCCGTGCCGAGCGGGCCGGTGCCGTCCACGCCGGTCATCTCCAGGCTGGAGCCGCCGAACATGGACTGCCCGGTATCGATCTGCGTGGTGGCCGCGCCGAAGAGCAGCACGTTCTGGTACAGGGACTCGTCGGTGTACGCGACCGCGCCGTCGGCGGCATCGAAGTGCGCGAGCAGCGGATAGTTCCGCCGGCTGTCCTTGAAGGCCACGGTGTCGATGGTGTAGTTGGCGCGATAGAGGCACTTGGGCGTCATCCGGAACTCGTCGAAATGGCCGTCGAAAAACGCGTTCAACGAGCCCGCGAAATTACGCGCGCCAAGCAGCACGTCGTTGCTCGACCGGAACCAGCTGACGGTGATGCTGACGGTGGAGCCGACCTGCACGCCGTCCACGAAGCAGTGAATGGTGCCATCCACCTCTTTGCAGAAAGCCAGCGCGTACTGCTGGCCGGCGTTCGGCACAAACGTGCCGCTGTGCATGGCCGTGAAAAACGGCCCGTTGGCCCCGGTAGTCGAGTGGCCGAACTGGAAGTTGTCCGCGCCGCCGACATAGTTGATGGTCCACGAGTTGCGCTCGCCGTCCATCTGGCTCACCAGCTCCACGGTGCCGCCAGGGTCCGCCGTGAACCGCGCGCGCAGCTCGACCGTCCACTCGGTAGCGATATCCCAGCGCGGCGGCAGCGCCAGGCGGACAAAACTGTCGATGCCGTCAAGCAGCAGGCTGGCGCCGCCAAACACCGACTCCGCTGTGTCTATTTCGGCCGCGCCGTTGAACTGAATGAAGGGGTTGAACGGCCCGACCTCGTCGGCCTCGGTGGCCGCGTCCACGCCGTCGAAATGCGACTGCAGGATGACGTCCGCCGGCAGCACGGTGAACACGCCAATGGCAATGAAATCGAACTGCATCGACTCGTAGCTGATCTGGTTCGGAAACTGCCCCGCCGGGCTGTGCCGCGTTTCGAGATCGATGCGGGCGGTGAACTGGAAGCCCTCCACGCCGGCAGCGAGAATGTCGGACTTCAGCAGCTCGAACTGGTCGTTGGCGGTGAGCTGCGCCTGCAGCGGATTGTGCACCACCGCGTTGGTGCGATTCGCGCTCGGGTCGGTGTCCAGGTTGTGCAACCAGATCTCCGTCTCCAGCACTTGGCCGACGACGTCGTCCGGGTTGAAGCCGGTGCCGTCGAACGCAAGCCCCATCACCGAGGCGATGATGCCCTGCGTATTGAAGGCGCGCAGTTGCGGCACGCATTGGGCTCCAGGCAGCGTCGCGTTCGGGCCGGAGGTGATCAGCCGGTCGAAGTCTATCTCGTCCGCCGCCTGCGGCAGCTCGTTGAGGTTCATGGTCAGGGTGAGCGGGTGCAGCGGTTTCGATTGCCGGCCGGACGTTTCCGGGCCGCGGATATCGACCACCGGCAGTGCCGTAGCCGCCGCCTCGAGGACCGCGTCGGTCGGTGAGCGCGGCAGGAACTTCATCTCCACGCCGACTGCAGGGGCGTATGTTTCCTCGCCCATGCCGAGGCCGCCGGTCCAGATAAACCAGATGCGCTCGCCGATCGTGTGCGCCTTCTGGTTGGTGTCCATGCAGCCGCGCCATACCTTTTCGAGCCGTATTCCGCCGAGGTCGTCGACGATCTCTTCGAACGCGATCCACTCCTCCAGCGCCGGGATCCCCGGAGAGATAACCGCGATGCCGGCCGCGTTGAGGTTGGTGGGACTGTAGGCGGCGATCAGGCCATCGAGGCTGGCCGCGCCGATCGGGTCTATCTGCACGGATTTGCCGCCGTTGCCGGTCGCCCAGCCCAGCTCGTTGTCGCGCAGCGTACCGACCTGCATGAAACCGCCGGTGACAAAGTCAGTGGAGGTGAACGCGCCCGAGGGCGGGTTGCCGGTGCGGCGGATGACCTCGTACTCCGTCGGCGTGTTACCCGGGGCGCGGCGCGCAAACGTCGCCACGCGCGGCACGAGGTTCGGCAGCGGGTTGAGCCGCATCAGCACAAACGGCGGCTCGGTGGCGGCCTGGTCTGCGACGTCGAACGGGATGACCACTTGTATGGGCGGCACAAAGTCCGTCGCCGGTGGCGGGGCTACGGTCTGCGTGTCGATGTCGAACAGGTCCTGCAGCACCTCGACGATGATGGTGTTTTTCTGCACGTTGCCAATGCTGACTTTCGTGACCCGCACGGGCAGGTTGTCCTCGTTCACCTTCTCGGAAGTGAAACTGAAAACACCGCCGGGGCGGAGCAGGTAGGCAGTGCGGTCCAGTTCAATGGTGCCAGAGGCTTGCGGCTTGGTAAGCCCGCGCCTGGTACGCGCCGCAATCTTCGAGGCGACGTCCGCGTTGTGTACGCCCTGGAACCGCAGCTCTTTGGTGACGGTGACGCCCTGAATGATGCGGTTGCCGGCGGCCAGTTCGATGGCGTGGCTCTCGTTCCAGTCCTTGTCGCGATCGCTGTAGCGCAGCCGGATCCGGTTTACCGTTTCCGACCAGTCGCCCTTGCTCCACTTTTTGACCGCGACGATATTGCTCTCGCCCGCCTGGAATTCGTTCGCGAGGACGTAGTCGAAACGCGCCAGCGTGACCTCGATCTGTCCGGTGATGGGGTTCGGCCCGATATAGCCATCGATGTGCTGCTCCAGCGTGTCCTGTATCTCGCCGGTGCTGGTCAGCTCGTCGATGACCTGCGTGTAGCCAATGCCCTCGGTGAAGCAGGTCTCGGCGGCCGCCTGGAAGCTCGTCAGCGATACGTCGGAGGCCGGAAAGCCCCGGCCCCAGCGGACGTTCAGATACAGCTCGTATGCCACCGAGATCGGGTTGGCGTCCTGCCCGATGAAGTGGTGGTCGTTGCCCAGCAGCAGCCGGTCGCCGAGCCCGCCGTTGGCTATGGTGTCGAACGTCTGCAGTTCGATGCGGATGTAACGGAGCTGATTCGTCTCGCCGATGTTCGCGCCGACCGTCTCGGTCAGATCGGTGATCATGGCATAGCAGGTCCCGGTGTACGCCGGCAGGGGATCGATCCTCGAGTCAAGGAAGGTCGACACGCCCTGCGTATTTGAGCCGGTGAATAGCCGCACCCGGCCGACGAAGCCGCCGCCGTTATCCGTGCCGCCAAACAGGTCGTCGCGGTCCACGTCGACCACGGTCTGCGGAACGCCGCCGGCATCGGCGACGTAGTCGAACACGCGATCGTCCCCGATCCAGATGCCCGTCATGCCGGCGACCTCGTTTTTGCACAGGGCGTACTGCAGCGCCAGCTCATAGGTGAAGCCGATCGTCTCCTCCTCTTGGAAAATAATGCCGGTGGTGACGGTGCGCTCGATGGCGGCAAAGTCTCCATACCAGATACAGTTCGGCGCGTTTATCCGGGCCGTGCCGCCTGGGATGATCGGAACGACGCGCCCCTCCGTGGCGGTGGGTATGTCGAAATCGCCGACGCCCGACGGGGTTTGCGACGGCAACTTCTCTCGGAAATAGTCCGACAGCACAAACGATACGACCCAGAGGAATAGTTGAAACCAGAAAGCCATTTATCTCACCCCGCGAAGCTCGAAGAGGACGTCCGCGTACCCGGCGGCAGTTCCGTGTTGGCAGGATCCCGCTCCGGGATGTATGGGAATCCCTGATGCCGGATGGCGTTGTCGAACTTCTTGGCGCAGGTAGCCAGCGACAGGTCGCAGCCGGCAAACACGTTAGCCCCGTCCGTAACGATGAAGTTGCGAAACGGCAGGTCGACGCGGATCGTATCCGGATCGGCGCCCACGTTGCCCTCGATGATTGAGCGTATCTCTCCCGCGCCGGTCTGGAGGTGGCCGCCCTGCCAATAGATATCCAGCTCCGCAGACGATAGCGGGCCGGTGGGCGAGGCCAGCGCGAGGTCTAACGTCTCCGCCTGGTTCCGCAGGCCGTTGAAAGTATGCTCAAGGCCGTCGGCGCTGACCGCGGACAGCGTGGCAATAAAGCGGAAGTCGTCGCGGTTGAGGTCGCAGCCTGGGCTCTCGAATAAAAACGAATTACACAGCCCGGAAAAGGTATCCGGCGGGGTCTGCTCGGTGCCGGTGGTGAGCGGCCGAAGCAGTATCTGCACCTCGAATTCCTGATGCTCCAGCGAGGCGATGACGCCCTTCCACACCACTTGGATCTGGTTGGCCGGGTCGTCGAGGTGAAACCGCTCGATGGTGCAGAGCGTGCGATTCGAGGTGAGGACGCCGGCGTACAGATTCACGACCCCAAAGTCGTTAGGCACGGTCATGCGGATATTGGTGTCGTCGGTGTCCTTCGACTGCGCGAACGCGGTGCGCTCGTAGGCCAGCGGCAGGTGCAGGTTGGCGCCGTTCTGGAACGGCACGATCGCGTTGGTCGAGAAAAACTGCTCCGTGCCATTCGAGAAGGTGAGCAACTCGATCGGCGTGCCGTCGGCGGTTTCAAAGGCGTCGAATGTCATGGCAGCATTACTCCGCGGATGCTGAAGCGGATCTCCGCGACGTTGCGATTAACGTGTTTGAAGGTAGCCGAGTCGCCCACCATCCTACACAGCGTGAGCCATTCTATCTTGGCGTCCTCCGGCAGCACGATGCCGGCGCCCGTAACGACGCCGTCCAGGGTGACGCGTTCGGTTGCGCCGTTGTCGACCACCGAGGTGATGCGCCGGAAAGACACCACGCCCTCGAGGGTGAGTTTGACGTCGCGGCGCGGCGCCACGTTCTGGATCAGGTTGGCGACGCCCATGTTGGGAATATCAAACGTGTTACCGCCGAGCGTAAAGCCCGCCGGCACGAGCGGCAGGTCGTTGGTGCCGGTCGGGACGTAAAACTGGCCCCACGAGCCCCGCTGCGCGTGCAGGAAGGTCCGCCAAGCGAAGGTGGTCGCACGGTCCGGGCTATGCACAAGCATCGCCTGTCCGGGCCGTCCGAGCAGCTCCGAGCGGTTCTGGAATATTGCCCCGGTGCCGCCGTCCAGGCGCGGCTGATTGCTGGATATGCGGGCGCCGCGGGCGCGGGCGTCGAAAAACAGGTCCGCCTTCGGTATCGGCAGCCCGTCCGTCGGGTGCGCGTCGAAAAAGGCCGGATCCACGTTGCCGATGTTGCGGTACTCGTGCAGCACAAACCGGACCGATAGATCCTCGGCGCCGAGCGCGAAGGTATTCAGGTCGACCTTGTTATTCTGGAAGCCGAAGCGGATCGGCATGATGTACGAGTCCTCGACGATATCCGTGCCGAACACGTCGCTGGCGGTGATGGATACCGCGTCGAAACTCAGCACCTCGAATTCGAAAGCCGATCGGTCAGGCAGCGACACAGACATCGTATCGAAGGCGGCGATCTCCATGCCCTCGGTATCGACCTGCACCGTGATGGCGGCGGCCAGGGCCGGCGCTGTGACGCGCGACGCCTGCCACCACGCCTGCACGCCCTGCAGCAGGAATGCGGCGCCGAGGATATCGTTGAGCAGGCGGGTGCGCTCCTCGTCGTCCGTATGGCGAATCAGGAATTTGACGTCCGAGCGCGGCGTGGTCCGAAAGCCCATGACTTGCTCAGTGCCATCACTCGAAATCATCACGTCAGTGCCGAAGGTGACTTGCTCAGTGATCGGCCGCTGCGGGATGGTATTGAATATGATCACGCGCCGGCCAACCATCTCGATCGGGAACAGGCCGAGGGCGTGGTTGAAAATAACGGCGCCATCCACGGTCGGGTCGCCGGCGAGGCCCGCCTCAAACGTAAACACGATGCTGCCGAACGACGGCACGTTGACGGGCAGCCCCGGGGTGAGCAGGGTGACGCCGGAAACGTCTGACACGTCCACGGTCTGCACTTCGACGGCGAAGCGGTGGGTGTTGTGGACGGTGATGATGCGCGTCTTGGTGGCGGTGATATTGCCCCAATCGACCGGGTTCGGCGAGCCGCCGATGCCGTTCAGATAGGTCTGCGCGAAGCCGCGCGCGACGCCTGGACCCGCACCGAATATCTCCAGCACGTTCGGCTGGCCGAGCCCGAATCGAACGCTGGCTGTGGTCGCAAACGGTGTGGCGAGCCCGTCTTTCGGATCCGACGGGCCGGGCAGCGTCGGCAATTGCGGATTGCCCGGCGCGAAGAATAGCCGCTGGAATGGACTGGCGGCGGCGGTTGCCATCTACACCACCGGATCCGTTTCAACCCTGTACGCGAGCCCTTCCCATCCACTGTAACCTTCGCTGTCGAGGATGTTCTGGCTGTCGTTGTTGATCACGGGAAAGACCTTATAGTCCTGCCCGGATACGGTGATCGTCTGCTCCGGCGAAAAGTCGCGCATGTTGATGCGGAAAATATCCGGGACCTGCGCGGCGATGCCGAGCCGGACGTCGCCAGCGAAGTCTCGCTGCACGCCCACATAGATCGGCACCAGTACGTTGGCGTTCGCCGTGAAATTACGGTCGCAGGCGAACAGCACAGCGCCGAGCCCCTGATCGTAATAATTCGTGATGCACTGGCCGATGGTCGTGGGCGTACCGATAGTGCCGACAGTCTTGACGGCGGCGCCCGCGGTGGTGGTCAGCGCATTGCCCTCGTCCGGGTGATACCAGTCGTATGCGTGGCCGGCAAAGCCGGGGATGTAGAAGCGCGAGCCCGGCGCCGTGTTGACCACCATGCTGCCGAAGCTGCCATCCTGATAAAACGTATTGCGGAACGGGATGCGGTGGTTGGATTTGTACGGGGCGGACTCCGCCTGGACCGGCGTGCCCTGACCGCTGAAGGTGAAGTCATAGGCGTTGCTGCCGAGCTGCTCCCAGAAATGGCCGGTAATAAAAAAGCTCTGCGGGTCGATATCGTCACCACCGTCGATCTGCCGCAGCCGGCCGATGTGGAAGTGCCTGTACTCGCGCGCGCTGACCTTGATGACGCAGTAAATGTACTCGCCGGTGGTATCGCAAAACAGCCAATAACCCTGATAGGGGCCCACGATCGTGTTGACAAAACAGGTCTTCAGGGTGTTGCCGATGCGGCCCGATGCCGGCAGGTCGAAACCCGTCGTGCGTGGTGCGTTGGCCGGGTTGCCTGGCTGGTCGTAAACCTCCTCGGCTAAGTTCACGCCGGTGCCAGTGAAGATATTCAGGTGGCGGTCGTGGGTGCGAAAGAAAACGAATGGCGAAACCGGGCTGCCGGTGGTGCCGCGGTGGGTCCAGCATTCGATGTCGGGCAAGGTGCCAACCGTCGGCGCCCGGTTGTCGACCCAGTTGCACTCGTCGCGCGCGAACGGCAGCCAGCGGTCCAGTATGAAATCGCCCATGTCGTCATCGCCGGGCTCGAAGGCGCCGATCACAAATTCGTGCGGCATTAGATGATCTCCATTGCGGCCCACTGGCCGGTTTCTGATGTGTTGGTGTCGGGGAACACGATGTAACGGCTGGCCGACTGGAACGATTCGATCTCTTCAAACGCCGTCAGGCCAATGGCGTGGACGTTCTCGTAGCCGTCGATGTAACCGATAACGGATACGTCGCCGGCGCGGTTTTTGATGATGTGAGCGGTGACCACAAACGACATCTGGTTGCCGGTGCCGTAGTCGGTGACGCCCTGGATACCGCCCAAGTTGCCGTCGTTGTCCTCGAACCAGCCCTGTGAGTTATCGCCGAAAATACCCTGTCCGGAGTCCGGCGGAGTGGTGGTGTTGCCGTCGACCTGCGGTGCAAAGGTGAATAAGTAGTTCGCCATGTTCTGCAGCTTCGGCCACATTTGCGACGTGGCCGCGCCGGCGGTCGCCGTCACCGCGATGTTGAGCCACTGCGTGGACAGGTTGTCGCGGTAATAATACGGCGGGGCCACCGACGTGCGTTGGCCCGGATTGACGACGCCGGCATTGACCGAGCCGTTGCCGTCCGGATTCCACGCCTCGGTGAAGGCCCGGACCCCGCGACTCTGGGCGTGGGCCATACCGGGGAACGGGTACGAGGCGTCCACGTTAGTCAGCGGGATAAACAGGCCGATGCATCCGTACTGGACGTTATTACCGTCCCGGGACATGAGGTTGGCGCGGCGCTCCGTGGTGGACAGGAACAGCTCCGGGTTGGTGGTTGGCACATTCAGGAACGACACGCTGGCCGGCGAGGCGTCAGGCTGCGCGTCGAAGGTCGAGCCGTTGTTGAAACCGCTGGCGACCATGAGGCGCACGGCATCGTTGCCGCCACTGGTCGCTGTGATCAGGCCGACGGTGGCCGGGTTGACCGCCTTTGTGCTGGTGCAAATCCACTCGAAATCCGTCTGGTCATCGACGTAGTCGTCGCGATCGAGGATCCAGAAGGCTACCTGCGTCGTCAGGTCCACGGTCAGGTCGTCGTTGCCGGCGGCGCTGGCGTTGGTCGTGGCCGCGCCAGTTGCGCCAGGCAGCGTGGCATAGGCGCCCGCGCTGACGTACTTCACTGCGGTTACTACGCCCGCTGACTCGGCCGTGACGATGCCTCGTGCGACAAACGCGCCAATCGGTGTGCCGCCAACCACATCGAAGGTCTCCCCGACGACGTAGCCGGTGCCGCCGGCGTTGACCGCAAGGGCGACCACGTGGTCGTTGGTGATCATGTCCAGCACGGCTTTGGAATACACGATGCGGCCGAGGCTGGTGGTGCCGTTGGCGACTAAAAGTTCGTTGAGAAATGGCACGTTAGACTCCTAATGCTCGCCTGAAGGCGTTACGCCGGGCGCTGATTCGGTTGAGCAGGACGTTATCGCCCGCCCCGGACTGGAAGGCCCCGGTGATTACGCTCTCATCGATGGTGTTGATAATCGTCGTGTTGTTTTCCGCCGGCTGGTTCTGGATGTTGATATTCGGCGTGATGGTGCCGCTACCAGGCGGGGTGAATATCTCCGGCCCGCGCTCGCCAACCAGTATCGGCTGGCCGCCCGTGACCGTACCGCCGGCCTGAAAGCCACCGCCGAAGAGCCCGCCGACAAACTGCAGGAAGCCGCCGCGGCCACCGCCCGGTGCGTTTGAGCCGAAGCCGATGAGCAGTTTGAATATCTCGCTGGCGAGGGCGTCCGCTGCCAGCTGCTGCAGGATCCCCGCGAAGCGGCGCGGTAGCTCGTCGAGCCCCTCGGCAAGCGGATCCGCGAGTATCCCGGACAGCTCCCGCTGGGCGCTGCGGCCGACCTCCTCGAAAAAGCCCGTCATGATATCCGCCTGCGTTCGCAGCGCGTCCTGCTGGTTGAGTAGCGCCTCGGTCAGCTCACCGATTTGTTCGGCCTGCTCAACCGTTGCGCCGGCGGCCAGGGCCCGGAGCTGGGCGTTGATCCCCAGCATCTCGTTGTCGGCGCCGAGCAGTTCGATCTCCAGCATCAGGGCCGCGATCTGGTCGTCGAAACTCTCCGACAGGGCGGCCGCCTCGATCTCCGCGGCGATGTCGCGTATGGACTGTGCCGCGTCGGCGCCCAGCGACCGGAAAGCCTCACGCAGCTCCTCCACCTCCGGGGTCGGGGCGAGGTCCTTGAATATCTGCGCCTCGGCCGACGCCAGCGCCAGCCCGTCCTTGTACTCCTTGATGGCCGCAGCCGCGTCCTCGCCCAGCGTCTGCTGCAGGATCAATACCTGCTCCTGCTGCTCGAGGGCCTCGATAAACTCCAGCACGGCGTCCTGCGCGTCTTGGAAGTCCGCCGGGTCTACCAGGGGATCGACTATGCCGCCGCCGCCAGCCTTCGCGCTGCCGCCGGCTACGGCCTCTGCGATGTCGCGGGAGCCGGAGTCCCACAACTCGACGATGGCCTCGATGGTTGCCGAGGTGTCGGCGATCAGGGTTTCCTGCAGCCCGCCGAAAGCGCCGGTGATCGCGTCAAGGTTGCGCTCGTCCAGGTCGTCGAGAATGGTGCTGGCGAGGTCGAAGTCGCCAGAGAAAAACGCCGCAAGCGCGGCCGCCGAAGCACCGATGGTTTCGCCGAGGACCGTGAAGGCCGTCGACAGCACCGTGACCAGCGACGTCGCGAGGGCGTCGACCACTTGGATCGCTACCAGGGTGATCGTTACGAATAGCTGCAGGCCCGTGCTGACCTCGTCCTGCGGTTGCAGGGTAGCGGTGAAGGCTTTACCCATATCGTCTATCGCGTCGGACACGCCAGTCAGCGCGCCCGCGAGGGCCTTGCCGAAGCCGGACGCCTCGGATAGCCCGCCGACAAACTGGATCAGGCTGTTGCGGACGGTCGTGGTCGCCTGCGAAATGGTGATCTCGGTGCGCTCGAACTGCGCGTCCAGCTCCTCGCCGCCGGCCAATATCGCCTCGAAGAACTCCTGCGACGATACCTTGCCCTCGATGACCAGCGTGCGGAGCCGGCCAACCGACCCGCCTGCCCGGTCCAGGCCGCGTGCAGCCGCCTGTGCCAGAGGGAATGCGCCCTCCAGTATGGAGTTGAATTCCTCGCCGCGGACGATGCCCGACGAAAACGACTGCGACAGCTGGCGGAGAGCGCCCGATGCCTCTGCCGCGCTGGATCCGGAAACCGCGAGGGCCTTGCCGGACAGCTCGGTGAGCCGGAACAGCTGCTCCTGCGATGCGCCCAGCTCGTCGGCCGCAATGCTGGCCCGGCTGAATAGCTGAACGGTGGCCTCAAGGGGCGCGCGCGTCGCCTGCGCTATCTCAAACAGGGTTTGACTGGCGGTGTTCAGCTCCTCTTGGGAGTCGGTTACGACCCGCAGGGCGTTCTGCAGGCCCTGATAGGTGTTGGTGAGCCGTATGATCTCGCGGGTAGCAAGGGCGCCGGCAAAGGCGGTGGCCGCGGCAGCGGCCGCCTTGAAGCCCGTGGTGAGGCTTTTCTGGCGCTGGTCCAACTTGCGAAGCGGTCCCTGCGCCCGGCGGACCCCGGTCTCTACGCCCCGCGAATCGAGGACGACCCGTATTACGCGATCGGTCATTTCTTCGCTCCCAGGCTGGCGCGTTGCGCCTGTTCTATTTTCTGCTGGCTCTCAGCGGCCGCGTCGGCGCCCTTCCAATGCGTCAGCAGCACCTCGTCCACCGTCCACACGATCCGCTTCAGCCGATCGACGTCCAGGCCGAACTGTCGCGCGTAAAGTGCGATCGCTGAAAAGGGAATGGTGGCGCGCGGGCTGACGCGCTCGGTTTGCAGGTCCCGGAACGCCTCCCAATACACGGTGAAACGAGCCTCGATGACCGGCGGCTCTTCCAGATGCTCAGGCGGCGTGAAGCCGCGCTCCTTGTAAGCCGCGATTATTGTGTCCGAGACTTTAGCGTCCCCGATTCGGAGCTGGTGGTCGAGGACGGCTGTCAGTTTCCCTTTGCGTCCTCTTCGTGGGACGCCCGGAACTGAGCCCACTGTCGCGCGACCAGCTGGATCCCCTCGAAGAACTTCGGCACGCGCCGGAATAAAGCGATGGCGTTGGTTTCGGACAGCCGGAGCTTCGGGTCCTTCTTGTCCTCGGGGTCCGTCCATACCCATTTCTGGATCACGGTGCGGGCGTAAACCTTCCACAGCAGGGCACGGTCCGTATCCTCGTCCAGCTCCTCGCCCCGTGCCAGGCCGATGGATAGTTCCGCCAGCTCCTTGCGATATTCGGCATTCAAGGAAGGGTCCGCAGGACGGATCCATACCTTGCAGATTACCTTGCCGCCGAATTCGATCTCGCACTCTCGCCCCTCGCTGACTAACCGTTCTGATGTTTCGAATGCCTCGTAGACTCTCACAGTCGCTCCTTTATTGGGCCTCGAAACGGCCCGGTTAATTACCGGGCGAAAGACACCGACTGGAAGCTGATGGTATAGCCAAAGATCGGTGACAAAATCGCCTGATAGGTTCCGGGGATCGTGACGTCCTGATTCTTACCAGGCACGTCCGGAGCCCCCGCACTAAATTTAATGCGCGGCAGATCGTAAACCTGCGAGCGCCCGTCCTGCCCCTGCGTGACCAAGTCCAGCGTCGTCTCGGCGTTGGTCAGGATGATCTGCAGGATCTCGTCGTTGTCGAAATAGGTCGACAGCGTACCCGTCACCGATAGTTCGCCGACGCCAATACCGGAGGCGCCAAACACGCCCACGGCCGGTTGGCGGCGGAGGTTGTTGTTGATCTCGATGGTGGCCTCGGTGACGAAGTTGAGGCCCGCGGCGTCGACCGGGTCCACGCCCCGGCCCAGGCGGCCGATGTCGGACGAGGTGTTATACACGTCGTTCTGGTCGGCCAGTACGTCCACCGGCAGGGCGGCATAGAGGTCCGGGTAGCTCGGGCTGTCATTCGAAACGGCGCTGTTGAAGCCGAACCAGGTGAGGCTGCCGATCGCGATAGCCTGCGGCGCAAGGGTCAGGTTGAAGTTATTCAGCGCCATGCCCAGAAACAGCTCGCGGGTGATCGGAGTGTGATCCTCGAAGCGGCGCTCCACAGCGAACTGGTGGTCCGACACGGCCTGCGCGCCGTTCTCTATACGGCTGCCATAGAAAGCCTGAACCTGCTCGGTAGCGGCCGCGTCCGTCGCCATGCCCGTCTGGGCGTCCACGGTAACGGTATCGGCCGTGAGGTCGATCTCCCGTACCCGGGTCCAGACGTTATTCAGCACCGTGGTGAAGTCGGCGAATTTGAACCACGCGCCAATTTCCATCGGGATGCCGTTGCCCATTGCGTTGTCCAGGGCGCCGGCCGGGAACTGGAACACGGCGTCGGAGCCGGTCACCACCACCGATATGTCGCCGTTGGCCTGCGCCGCAAAGCCCGTGACCTGCAGCTTGGTATCGGCGTCGGCCGTCTCCGTGCCCTGTATGGCCGTGGTCGCCGTGCCGGCGAGCGGATTCATGGAGAGGGTGTTTGTGGCAATGGCCGTGATCTCGAAGATGCCGTCGCCGACGTCCCCGGTAAGCAGCGCTTCGAGGCGGGTGACCTGCCCGATGATAAAGTCAGTGCCGTCATCGACGTCGATAGTGCCGGCGCCAAAGGCCGTGATCTCGCCCGTGCCCTGCTTGGTAACGGTGTTGACAAACGTATTGAACAGGGCGCCGCTGATGAGCTGGTCGAAGGCCCCGTATGAAATCTCGATGCCGGTGTCTCCGCCGGCCTCCGCGCCTACCAGGATGAGGTCACTGATCTGGCGATCGGGGCGTATCTCCTCCGACACGATCGTGTTTGGCTGGAAGGCCAGGTTCGGCGTGCCCGTGTAGCGGAGCTGATTGAGGTTGAAGGGACCGGCCGGGATGGGGGCGGTCCGTACAGAGCTGCGGAAAAATCGCAGCCCAACTCGGTTTGTGTCTGACATGGCGGTCTCCTAAAGTGCCTGTCCCGCCTCACACGGTCCGGAAAGAATCGTAATCGATCTGGGCGTTCACGTTGATCTGAAACCACTGGTTAACGCGGCCAGCCTCGGTGAGCCCGATATCGCGGATGCGAATACCCTGAAGTCGTGCTGATTCCAAAAAGTCCAAAATTATCTCTGCCAACTGGTCCGCTCGTGCTTGGCCGGTATTATGCCGAACAAATATCTGCGCGGCGAATATTGCGGTGCGGCGGATCATCACCTCGCTGCCCGTACCCAGGGCGGCAATCTCCCCGGACGAGTGTGCAAGCGATGCGAAAACATACGCTTGCAGATTGCGCGGGTTAAAAGATACGTTGTCCCACGCCACTATATCGAGGGCCTCCCCGGCGGCAGTCCAGGACGTTGAAAACGCAGTCCTTACAGTGTCCCGGAACTCTGCCGGTGTTCGTGTCGATGCGCCCATTACCTGAGATCCCTGCGTCCCGTGGGGACGATCAATGCGGCGTCGACCTGCCGATTTACCCAGCCGGATTTGGCCTGCTCGGAGTGACCCAGCGCGAGGCGATTCGCGTATGGGACGTTATTCTGCAGCACGAGTTTCACACCCTTTCTGCGCGTTCTGGTGTGCTGGTCGATGGTGCGCTTGCCCTCGGCGGCGGTCGAGGCGCCGGCAACATCGGTGCCGGGCCGGATGAGGTTGCTGAAACCGCCGATGGACACGACCCAGTTGCGCCGGAAGTGCCCGCCGACGTACCCAGGCGGAGCGCTGTTCGGGTTTTGCCACGTCGTGGGGTCGCCCACCGGGCTGGCGAATATCAGGTTGCGGAGCATGGCGAAGGCCGTCTCGCCGAAATCCTCGAGGGTTTCGCGCTCCAGCTGCACGGTGATCTCCCGCGAGTTGTATCGCTTGCGGACGGCCATTACGGAGCCCGGACCTGCAGCTTGTATAGAAAGTCCGTCTTGCCGGGATGCACCCGAACGACGTCCATCACGTTTTTGTCGACGCCCTCGTCGGTGATCGTATCGGCGGTGGTCGGCACGATGGAGCCCAGCGAAATGCCGGCGATCAGTACGATCTCGTCGCCCTGCCGGACCGAGTTGCCGTCTACCAGGGAGCGCCGTATGGGCGTCACGACGCCCGGAACGGTGGTGTTGGTCGTGGTAGCCGTGGGGTTGACGTCGAACGGCTTGGCGGGGTCCACCGGGGCCGTGGTGGGCTGCTTCAGCGTGACCTGCCGGTCCTCGCCGAACTTGCGGATCAAGCGGAGGGCTGTGTCCTGCAGGGCCATGTCACACCCGTACCGTGAGGCCGGCGACGGCCCGCTTCAGCCAGCGGCGGAGGACCAGTTCGGCGCGCGGGTATTTGCGAAACTTGGGCGTGCTGATGTCGCGGTACTGCGTCGACTCCTCAAGCACGTCCACCTTCTCCCGCTTCGAGATAACCTCGCGGCCCGTATCGTCCACGACCGGGGTCGGAGCCAGCGGCGCGGTCGCCGCCTCGAAGGCGTACTCGATCGACGCGCTGCCAATCTCCTCCGGGATGCTGCCGGCGTCGCCGGCGGGCGGTGTGGTGATGTTGCCCAGCTCGTCGAACACCTCGATCCGCGGCCACTCCAGGCGCTGGTCGGAGCTGAATCGCTGGCCCTTGTAGCGGTTGCGGAAGGTCTGGTCAATGTAGTCCGCGCCCTGTATGAGCGCCGCCTGCCTCTCCTTCGATGAGAAGGCCCGCCACGCTGTCTTGCGATCGGAGTTTTCCAGATACTGATCGGCCACCGTGAGGTCGACGTAAGCGGTCGCGTCGTCCAGCCCGGTGCCGTCCTCGATGATGAATTGGATCGCCATGCCCTGCTCCTATTTGGTGACGTCTTGCTGGAAAATATACTCGTTTTTGGCGATCGTGAGTATCCGCCCGGCGCCGTCGGTCTGCTGGATGTCGTAGAAATAGGTCTCCGGCAACTGGTCGGCCTCGCCGGCGGTCCAGGGGAAGTCCACCTCGCCGCCAACGGCGTCAACGATAGCCCCCGTGAGCGATACCAGCTCCACGCCGATGATCGGTGGGCCCACGGGCTCCGGGTCCTGCTCGGTGTTGACGGTCATAATAAAGCCGAAGCCGGTCACGTCCAGGGGTGCGCCGGCGTTCTCCGGGTCGGTCACGAATATTTTGTCGGGCGCGGTGTCGCCGCGCTTGCGGGCGATGCAGATCCCCGAGAGGTCAGTGTCGCAAGAGGCCATCGTGTCTCTCCTATTGGCTCGAATTCGATTGACCGGCCTGCAGGGTCTGGGTCACGTTGTCCAAGCCCTTGTCGATATTCTGCCGGGTATTGTCTAAAAATTGCAGCAGCGTCTGCAGCGAATTCGGAATGATGCGCGCGCCCGAGTCGAATAGTAACGCCGCAACACTGAACGATAAAGCCGGCGAGGCGAACAGCGCACCGCGGGCCATGATGTCGGCGCTCAAACTGAGCTGCATTGCCGGGGACGCCGCTATCTGCCCACCCGCCGCGTCCTGTAAATCCGCACCGACCGCGAAGGCCATGCTCGGGTTGGCGTCCAGGCCGCCGACCAGCCGCGCATCGGCCACCAGCGTGAAGGCCATCGCCGGGGCTGCCGTGAGCGTGCCCTCCGCCAGCAGGTCCGCTGCGACGTCGAATATCATCTCCGGGGCGGCATCCAGGGCCCCGACAGCGTCCAGATCGGCCACGAGGGCTATCACAAGGGCCGCTGCCGCGCTTATCTGTCCCGCCGCCGCCCCTGTAAGGTCAGCCGTGACTGTGAACGCCAGTGCGGCCGCTGCTTCGAGCTGGCCCCGGGCAGCCAGCTCCGCCACGGCCGAGAATATGAGCGCCGGGCCGGCTGCCAGAGCGCCCCGGGCGTCGAGGTCCGCTACTACGGTGAACAGCAGGGCCGCCGCCGCGTCGAGCTGCCCACGAGCCTTGAGGTCGGCAGCAACAGCAAAGGCCATCGCGGCCGCCGCGTCGAGCTGCCCGCGAGCCTGCAGGTCCGCCGCTACGGACAGGGCCAGTGCCGGGGCCGCGTCCAGGGCGCCGTCTGCGGTGAGGTCCGCCGCTACCGTGAAGGCCAGCTGGGCGTTGGCCGCT